GTCACGTCGCTCGGCCCAGAAGGTGCCGTCGGGCTGGTCTGCGGGCCACTTGCCGCCGCCGAGGTACTTGCCCCACGAATTCATCACGAGGGCACCGTCGCGTGGGTTGGGATGGTCCTTCGGTGCGTTCTTCGCATAGCGAATGCCGACCAGGCACATCTGGTGCATCCACGTCGAGCGAGCGGCGCAGAAGCCATCGGCGTCGCGGTCGCCACTGGCGAAGCCAACGCTGCTGGCGATCGTCACAGGGAAGCCAGCCTCAAGGGCGGCACAGACCTCATCCCACGAGCGGACGTTGACCACGTGCCGGGCTGGCGTCTTCTTGGCCACGGCATCAAGCCGGCCTTTGTCGCCGCGGCCGCCGTTGCCGTACGCCCCCCAGTCCTTCGCACGGTCCTTGTCGTAGGTCGTCAGGTCGGCCGAGGGGTACTGCTTGCGGTAGACCACACCCCAGTCACGCAGCCAGCGTGCCGCGGCCGAGCCGGTGCTGCCGTCACTCCATCCGCCGACGGGCGAGGAGCCCGACCCGTCCTTGCCGCGGGCCTCCACGCGCGAGCCGCCGTAGATCGCCTCGGTGGCCGGCAGGAATGGCGGCGACGATGTCTTGCCGAGATCCCAGTCGAGGCTCTCAGAGCAGTAGACGGCGTGCATCGCGCCCCAGCTGACGCAGTCACCGATGCCCTGGCGGCCCACGACAAACGGCGCGTTGTAGCGGGCCTTGTGGGCTTTGTCCATCGACCGGTAGAGGAACGTGTCGACGCCGGCCGCCTTCTCCATGGCCTCGCCAGCGGCCTGCGAGAAGTACCGCTCGTCACCAAGTTCGTCGAGGAACATGCGGGCAGCGTCCGGGTCTGGCGTCCAGCCAAACCGCTCGCCAATCGGCGAGTCGCCGTAGGTCCGCCATGACCGCGTGCCGACGATCGCCGCTGCGAAGAGCAGCGCCGCCGCCAGCATCACATGCCACGCGGGCAGGTGCTTACCTCGCAGCGTCACCGCAGGCCCTCCCTAGCTCTCGATACGCCGAGACCCACTTGGCACGCTGCTGCGGCCCGACGGGGCCGCCACTCTTGCCCAACTGCTCCTCGAGGTAGGCGGCGATGGCCTCGCGTGCGTGCGGCTGCCGCTGGCCGATGCTTTCGCCGCGGCAGCGGGCCTCGCGGGCGATGTGCCGCAACTCATCGAACGCCAGGCCAGACCGGAGCCGGGGCTCATCGCGCATGCCGTCCTGCTCAATGATGTCGGCGAGCTCGTCACAAAGGGCGGAAAGCGTGGCGGCGTCGGCCGGGGCCGTCGGTCCGATGAATCGGCCGCGAAGGCTGAATCCGCCGGGCTGCGGTGCAGGCGTCGGCTGCGGCTTCGACCGCGGCATGGCCGCCAGGATGCCGATGACCAGGAGCACGACGCCGATGGCGATGCGGGTTTTCATTGGTCGCTCCCGGCCACCAAGGCCAGCGTGAGCGTGTCGAAAGCTTTCTTGGCGGCATCGTCCAGCGTCTTGGTTTCAACCAGCCGGCGACGCACCGTGGCGAGGTCAGCCATGGCACGTTGATAAGTCACGCCCGGCCCAGCCGGCTTGGCGGCAGACGGCTTGGTCAGCATCCCGGCACCGAGCTTGAGCATCCACGGAGAAAACAGGAGCAGCAGCGCGGCCCCAACCAGCAGCGACGAAATCACCGTAGCGTCCTCCTCACGAGCGGCAGCATGGATTCGATGGCACCGGCGGCGGCCATGAGCACGAGCGACCGCACCGAGCCGCGCACGACCAGCCAGATCGGCCAAGCCAGCGTCGGCACGCAGCGATCCGCTACGGCGTCGAAGAGCATGGCGACCGCGTCCAGCACCCACGCTTTCTTCTGGTCGCCTTCCTCGGGCAGGCTGTCGACGGCGGCCATGACGACCCGCATGAGGGCCACGGCCAACTCGCCAAACTCCGAAACGGTCAGCCCGTCGGCGGCCTTGGCCTTGGCTGCGGCGACAAACGCCGTGATCTTGTCTTTCACTCCAGACAGCCCACTGGCTGCCGTCATGGGTTCGCTGGAAATCATGTGGCCTTCACTCCGCAGATGTGAATTTCGACGTCCGCCGCCGCACCGGCGGTGTTGGTGATCGTGAGCGAATCCTCGGCCCAGGCCGTCGCGTCGGGCCTCGCGGCGTAGAGCACGCCGCCCGGTCCGAGCGTTGCCGTGAGGCTGGTTCCCATCGCCACGGTCAGCGTCTTGGTGGCGGATGCGTTCCGCAGGTAGACGACCTTTTGCTTGGCGAGATTGAGCGTGCCGGTGCCCGTGAACACGTTGAGCGGCAGGGCCTCGAGGTTGACCGTGACGGTCGCGCCGCCGGCCACCGTGCGAATGTCCTTCCAGTAGCGATTGGCTTGGTCAGCACCCGTGCCATCGGCCAGCGTGATCGCACTGTTGACGGTCGCCGTGTCTGTCACGTCCGTGAGGTTGAGCGTGTCGACGACCTTGGGCGTCAGCCGAAGGGAGCCGGCGAGCGAGAACGTGGTTGCCATCAGCCGCTACCTCCGGCCGCTGCGACGCTGGTGCCGATCAGGTACAGCGAGTACGTCACGCTCGCGGCGTTGGGGTTGGCGATGCGCACCACGGAGTTGTCGGCTGTCACCTCCCACGCATCGGTCTGGTTCACCGCGATCCACTCGGAGCCCGGCCCGACCTCGGCGGCGTAGACGACCGTCGGCCTGCCGGGGTCGACGCCCACGAGCAACCGTCGCCCGGCCGTGGTTGACTCGTTGACGATGCGGATGACCCGCAGCTGCCGGAAGACAAACGGCACCGAGACGTCAAGAGCCTGCTGCGTGAGGTTCAACAGGTCGAACGACTCGACCTGGCCCGCGGCAATCGTCCGCTGGTCGGCAAACACCAGATCGGCCTGGCCGGGGCCATTGCCGTCGGTGATGTTGTAGGTGCCGGCCTGCGTCTTCCGGTTCGTGATCGTGCCGACCTCTTGCGTGTCGGTTCGCGTCCACGTGAGGCTTGTCTGCACGCGGCCGGTCAGCACGTCGGTGAGCGTGTCAGCCATTCAGCAGCCCCATTTCAATGGCTTGGCGGGCGGTTGCCACCGAGCAGCCGAGGCGGAATGCGACGAGCTCAAGGTCGGCTTTAGAGAGACGGGTGGGCGACTTGCTCGTGATCTTGCCCCAGTGCTGCTTGGGCGGCATGTACGTGGTGGCGAACGACGTGATCTCGCCGGCAGCCGCGATAGGCTCGCGGCCGTCAGCACCACCACGCCGAAAATGCGCCGACGCAATCACGTCTGCCTCCGCCGTCTAGCGTGGCCGGGGGAGGGTGCAAATCGGAGGGGCTATGGTGCCCGCACTTCGTGACGACAGGCGGCGTAGCCAGCCCCGTCGATGTCGTTGTCACGATGATCAGCCGGGCCGCGCGAGCGTGCGATCTTGTCGAGTTGCATGATCGTGGCCCAGTCTTCCGGCTTGAACGTTGTGCCGAAAGCGGCGTTGATCAGTGCGACCGTGATAGCGAAGTGCTCGCCAGGAGGGCCGTACTTTTGCCGCCGGTCACGGACGGCGGCAGCGGCGTCCAGCAGCATCTGCTCTGCCGGAGATCTCGCCTCTGCGTTGTCTTTCAGCGAGTAGGTCTTCCAGCCAGGCGGAACATCTGGCTCGGCATTCATCACGCCAGCACCAAGCGGGCGACGCGGCGGCTCCTCCTCACGCTTTTCTTTTAGCGCACGCTCGCCGCGCAAAATCCAATCCACTGGGATGTCCTGGGTGGACGTCGTCACGACAGGCCCAACGTCGCAGGCGGCGTGGGCGGATTTCGGTAGCGTGTCCATGACGTCCTGCATGTCTCGAATCTCCTTCAAGAGTGTTTCTCGCTCGGCTAGTAATCGGTGACAGTCCGCAGCCAGTGAGCCGCTTGTGCCGCACCATTGGCCCATGAAGCGATTCTTTCGCATCCGGACCTCTTCAAGGTATTGGTCGGTCAAGCGCTCAGACATTCGCCGCCCCCATGCGTGGCCCGGCCACGTGCATCGCCGACAGGCCGCCAGCGGCGTCATAGACAAACGCCTCCATGGCCTCACGCTGACCGACCCAGCCGTTGACGGCGTGGTAGTCATCCGGCGGCGACAGCGACGGTGCGATCCGCACCAGCACGCCGTCGATCGTTTCGATCGGCCGCGACCACTCTGCCGACTGATGATGCAGGTGCCCGGTGTGCCACTCCCGATATGGGCACGTGCTCCAGGCGGCTGGCCGCTCCAGTGCCATCACCTGCGGCAACTTCTTCTTGGCCTTGTGGCCGTGGGCGAAGCCCAGCAGGTTGCGGCCATAGGTCACGTACTGCCGCCCGGTGAAGGCACCAGACGGCGTCACGCGGCCGTCCTTGCGGAACCGCTCGAGCAGGATGCGTTGGAATGCCCACGACAGGGTCTCGTCATGGTTGCCGTTGACTACGAGCGTATCGACAGGGGCGATGCCTGCGGCTCGCTCAACGATGCCTAGCAGCGTGTCGCAGCCCACTTGGATCATCTTTTGCAGGCGGCCGTCGGTGCTGCCAGCCAGCGGCGTGCCGCCGGTCGTCGTGAGGGCAGGCGTGTCGGCGTGGAACAGGTCGCCGAGATAGGCCACAAGCACGCGGGCGGGCTTGTACGCGGCACACGTCGCCAGCAGCTGCTCGGATGACGCGGCCACGCGGTCGGCTGCAATCGCCAGGTCGTAGTCGTCGTGCCCCGTGCCGTCGCTCCAGGCGTACTTGCCGAAGTGGGTGTCGGCCACGACCAGCACGGCATAGGCGTCGCTCTTGGTCGCCTTCGGCTTCTTGATCGCAGGCCGGGAGATTCCTTTGGCACCGGCAATCATCGCCTCGACCACCTCTCGCGTGGTCGGGCCGCCCTTGGGCTTGAGCCGCACGAAGACACGGTGCAACTCTGTTACCACCGGCTCGCCTGTCTCGCGGTCGGCAGTCAGCCCCTCCCACTTGGTCGCCTCGCTGGCGGCCACCTCAAACTTGGTGAGGTCGGCTTCGATGTGCCGCAGCAGATCCTCAACGGTGCGGATGCGGGCCGAGACGCTGCGGGCCTCAACTCCGTCGGCGGTGTCTTTCTTCGACACCTCCTCGATCGTCAGTCCTTTGCCGCCGTTGACCGCGGCTGCCGCCTTCACCTCGTCTGTCAGGGTCTTTCGAGCCATCGAAGCACCCCCATGTGGCCGATGTCGATGCCTCGGGCCTTTAGTGCCTTGGACAGGCTGTCGGCCAACGCCGACTTGGTGGTGGCGAGCTCGCCCGTGCGAAACTGCCGCTTGATCTCGATGACCTCTGCGGCGGTTTCCCTGGGCAGCAGTTCGTACCACGGGGCGAACCCGCGGCGGGTAGGAAGCCGTGCCTTGACGTCATTTAGCAAACTCGGCGACTTGGCCATGTGTCAGTCCTCCTCGGGCTGCAGCAAACCACAGGCGTCAGGGAAACCGCTCACGGTCTCGGAGAAGTCGACCACCGCCTCTTCCGATAGATCCGGCCAGCGGGCGTGGATCAACTCGTGCAGGATCGTGTCAACGAGGTCGGCATGGTCCATTCCGGCCCGCAGCTTGATGGTCTTTGTGGCGTAGTCGCACAGGCCGTAGCAGTCCCGCAGACGGCAGTCCCACAGAACCTTCCACCGCTCTCCGGCGATGTAGACCGTCCTGCGGCGGCGCTTCGCCATGGGTCAGCCTGCGGTGAAGTTGCCGTGCCACTTGCCGGCTAGGTCGTCAGCGGCGTCGGCGATGAAACGCCGATTGACGATGCCTTGGATGAGCCGCCCGGCGGCGATGTCGTCCTTGCCACCACAAGCGTGCTGCAAGACGAGATTGCCCGCGGTGTCGTGCTGGTGGATGGCCGGGGCGTGCCAGCGTGCATTGCGTGACGGCATCACGTAGGGGCGGTCGGCGAGGTACCACGCCAGCAGAAACGTGTCCTTGTCTCCGTAGACGACCTGATACATGCGGTCTGACCAGTCATTGAGGAACCACGCGAGATCGAGGGCGACCAGATGCCGCTGGCGGTTGACGAGGATTTGGCCACTCTCAACGGCACGGCAAGGCAAATAGGGCAAACCCACTGCGGCCCAGGCGTCCGCCGGAATCCACTCCTTGCGATTCTGCGGCGGCAGGTCTGGCCAGAGCATCGCGCCGGTCCGCTGGTAGGAGACGTCGGTGAACAGCACAGTGGGGTCGATGACCGGGCACTGGTCGGCATCGAGGAAGAGTGCCTCGGCGAAGCCGCTGTGCCGCATGGCGAACGCCTTGAGCTCCCAGCCGCCGAGCGGCTTGCGTGGCTGGATGCCGTGGCTTTGACAGTATTGGTCAAGGGCGATGACCGTGACGCCGGGCAGCTGCTCGAGCAGGCCACGCATGGTGTCATCCATCTCGGCTCGCCCCAGCGTCCAGACCTCGACCGGAAGGCGGCAGCCAAGGCCACGCAGGGCTGTCAGCAGGTGCCAGACGAGACGAAAATACAGCGGGCCGCCGGCACAGGTGACGATGCCGCGGGTCTCGCGGATGGGCGGCAGCAGAAGCGGCGGCGCTGCCAGGCGATCCGCAAGAGCCGACCGGAACAGGTGGCAGAGCGTGGCGTGATCCATGCCAGCCATGGTCGCGGATCAGTCAACCGGATCGGAGGGGGTCAGGGAACCAAGTCCAAACCATTTGCGACCAAATTCATTGAGTTTTTCTTGCCGTTCTTGGCATCCGCAATCACCGCCAAGAAGTGCTTTCATGCGTTCTTTTGTAATGCCTACTGATGAAAGTGTGTCTGCGACAATGTCGCCAAAACCATTTTTTTGCTGGAGATCGTTCATGATTGCTGGCATACAGATGACACAGTGCTAAACGATGCACGGTCTGCAAACACTCCGCCGGCGCCTACAAGCCCTTGCGCCTCCATGTTCGTCGGCCTCCACAACGGCGTCGGGACACGCATAAGAAGGTTTTGCGTATAGCCATCCATGTTCGCAACCAGAGAAGACACGGTTAGTGTTTCTTTATGCTCAAATGGAATAAACAGGCTGCTGCTTCCAAGCCCAAGCTGCGCCATGGTTCCGCCGCCTATCCAAAACAAACGAACAGATACCGGACCTGATGGCGCTTCACCAATGAGGCCCGTGCTTCGATTGTCGCCGCAGATGTTCTGCAGAAAATTTACATCGCTTTTTTCGTCTAGCTCAAAAGTCGCTGTTTGAATTGCTGGCGATGAACCGCTTGGAAATCCGCCCCAATCAAAAATCGAAGTTCCACTATATGCAGTCAGTCCGTCGCGCATTAGCGTGTATGTCGCCGTCCCGTTCCCTCTATACGCTGGGGCCGATGCGCTAAACAGACCGGCCGACGCCGCGTATGGCGCGGAGCTTGCCAGTATTTTTTTTGCGCACGTTTGCTCAACAAATCCGATGTGGCCAGCGTTTGGCAATTTTTCGTCAAAGCGTCCAAATAACGTTTTTCTGTTTAGCAATAGCTGCAGCGTAGAACTTGGCTGGCCTGTGTTTGGCGCAGACGCACTAAGCAACAAAGCTGACAGCGACATGGTGCGTGTTTGCGAACTTCCTCCGGCACCTGTCCCGGCAACAGTAAAATCTTGCGTTGCCCATGTGCCAGCGGAAGATTTCGTCATGGCGTATTCATCAGAAAACGAAAACGCATAGAACGTGTTGCTAATGCGGCCAGTAAAGCTGTAGTCGACCATGACCGTAAGTGCGCTTGCCTGGCGCAGTGCCTCAATGGCTTCTGTGGCCGGGCAACAACATGCAGAGCACGGCGACCCAAGCATGGCCTAGCACTCAGCAGCAACGAGATAGAAGGTGGAATTGCATCTGGCGAGCATGACCCACTTGCCAGATGCCACGGTGGCAAACTTGTTCCACGCCACGACCTGATCGCTTAACTGCGACTCACTGCCGGGCGTGCCTGCCCACAGGTTGAGCGTCTGGCTTGTTCCTTTTGTCCACGCGGCTGACGTCTTGGCGAGATAGTGCGGCGACTCTCTGAAGTAGCCAGCCTCCACCCCCGGCCGCACCCCCAGCACGATATCGGCCGCATCCTGCGCCCGGTTCCACGCCCTAGCCGAGATCGCCGAGCCGATCCGCTGGCCTTTCTCGATGCGTCCGTCGGGGCGGCCACTCATCAGGTCACCCCGATGCCCAGCTGGGCAAAGTTGCTCGAGGCGTAGACCTCGTTGACGTACACGTACTTTGGCCGCTTGAGCAGATCAGCCGAGCCCGTGCCGACCGTGGATTCATATTTCACCCACAGGTACTCGTGACCCTTCTTCACGATGCCGCCGATGTCGCCAATCTTGAGAGCCTTGGTCGTCTCGCCGTTGCCGGCATTCGGGCTGGCGACGAACTTGTAGGCCAGGTTCCACGGGCCGTCGCCCTTGTCGGCGTCCCAGTCCTGCGAGCCAGAGCAGCCCAAGAAAAGCACCTCGCCAGCGCGGAACGTGCGAAAGGCTGCGTTGTTCACGGTGCCGGTCATGAAGGCGACACGCTTGAGATAGTTGGCCGTGACGTACGCGCTGGGGACGTCGTAGGTCTCGGTCCATGACAACGCCGGCACGACGATGTCGACGCCGGCCACCGAGTCGCCGTCGACGCCAATGGCACCGAACTGGTCTGCCGTCATCACTCCGGTTGGGCCGTACTTGCGCTCGCCAGTTACCGTGCGTGTGACGATTGGCAGCCCGGTTCTCTCATCCAGCACCGCCGTGGTCGTGTCGTCATACCGCGGGCTTTGCGTGATGTGCTGCGTGCCGCCGCCAGTGTCAAACGACCGCGACCGCCGCAGCGGATCGGCCTGCGTGTCGTCGTCGGCACCGGTCTTCTCGTACGAGATCGTGACCTGCCACGCATCGTCACCCAGATACGAGACGCTGTAACTCTCGGCCCGCAGCTGCACATTGGGCTGGCCAGGGTACTGCCAGTAGGCGAGCTCGCTGCTGATCTTCGTATTGGCTTCGGCGTGCAGCGTGACGTCATTGGTCGTGCCGAAGACCTTGTAGCTTTTCTGGTACGTGCTCGAGGCACGCTTGCCCAACCGCACAATCGTGGCGGAACGGGATTCGTTGTCTTCGACCCAGACCAGTGCCATTAGGCTGCGACCTCCCCAACTGCTAGCCGTTCTCGCAGGATCTTGTTTGTCTCCTTTTGCTCGGCCAGCTGCTGCACGGCCAGGCTACCGCCGAATCCAAGCCCGCCGAGCGCCATGGAGGAGAAGGTGCCGGCAACCTCGGCCGGGCTTTGCCTTTCTTGCCCCAAGATCATTGCCGATGCCTGAGAGATGGCATTGCCGATGTCCGACTCCTGATCGCCGGTTAGTCGCCCAAACTGTTTGAGGGCATCAAACTCATCCATCAGCCCGAGTAAATCCTCAGATGTCTTGGCCTTCCGGATGTTTCCAAGCAGGTCGCCGGCCTGCCAGTTCATTGCGTCTTCCTCGCGCCGCGGCCTCAGCACGTTGACACCTGGGCCGGCGTTAGCCACGGATGTGTTTTCGCTGAGACGATCTGTCGAAACGTCCACGGCATCGGCGTACTTTTTCAACTGGTCCGTCGAGAGCTTGCCGGTGGCGGCCAGGGCATGGAACTCTTCCGACAACGCCCGCATGGCATCCATTGTGGGAGCCATGCCGGCTTGTGCGATGACGTCGTCTGCCTGGGCGCGGAAGATGTTGGTATCACGGGATTCGCGTGCGCGTTGTGCGTCAAGCTCAGCAATTCTGGATTCTGCTCGTGCCCGGATCTCCGCAAGCCCACGCTCCAAGGATCCGTCGCCAATCTCACCAACCTGCACAAGCTGTTGCCTGACATCCTCGATCAGGCTCTTGAATCCTGCGGCAATCTGCTCATTTCCTTCCGCCTGCGCGGTTGCAATCTCTGCGTTGGCAAGATCACGCGCCGCAATAAACTGCTGCTCGTTTGATGCGTCGGCGAGCTGCGTTGCTACTTGCGCTCGCCTCTTTTCGTTTTCGCCAGCACCGAATTGCCACGCCTTCACGCCAGGATTGATCTGGTCCATGAGCTCTGAAAAACGAGGCGCGGCGGCAACTTTGATGGCCGTAAGGTTGATCGGCCGCTGAATCGTTTTGTCAAACGTCCTGCGCATTCGGAGCAGAGCTTCTTCAACTGCGGCAATCGCATAAATCCAAGCCTTTGCAAAATCTCCGGCCGCCAGCGCTTCGACAATACTGCCGCCGACAGACTTGGCAGTTGCGGAAAGGTCGTTCATCGCCCCCTCAGCAAAGCCGCTCTTTACGGCAACAACCCCAATGACAGCAGCAAGCGCCCCTATCGGCGACAGCAGGATCGCAAGCCCGCCACTAAGAAGGGCTAAGGCCTTGCCGACTGCATAGATTGCCACACCAAGGGCGGTAAACTTCACGGCGGAGCCAGCAGCAGCCACGACCATTTCTTGGTTATCGCGGATAAAAACTCCGACGCTTGCAGAAATCATTGCTAGGTTGCGTGCCAACTCCGTCAGGATCGGCGCAATCGCCGAGCCGACTTGGATGAAGGCCATCTTCATCGACGCCTTGAGCGAGTCGACGGCATCGCCCAGCGCGTCAGCCTTCGCCGCCGTCTCGGAATCCATCACCAACCCAAGCCGCTTGGCCTCGTCGGCGAATGCCGCCATGCCAGCGGCACCGCCTTCGAGCATCGGCAGGATTGCCGTGCCCGACTTGCCAAAGATTTGCATGGCGACTGCGGCACGCACGCCAGGGTCTTGGATCGCCATGAGCCCGTCGGCGATCTTGCCCATCTGCTCGTCGGCAGACAGCCCAGCCAAGTCGCTGGCCGTCAGCCCAACCATCGCCAGGGCGTCAGCGGCCTCCTTGCTGCCATCACTGGCCGCAAAGATCGCCTTTTGCATTTTCTTGAGGGCACCTTCGACGCTGCCCATGTCGGTGCCGGTCTGCTCTGCCGCGAACTGCAGGACCGACAGCGCCTCGGTCGCCACGCCGGTGCGCTTGCTCATGTCGTTGAGGGCGCTGCCTACGTTGGCAAACGCCATCGCCGACGCAAACATGGGAGCCACGACAGCGCCGCCCAATGCGGTCATCTTCGTGCCAAACGACTGCATCGACGAGCCGATCTTGCCGATGCTCTTATTGAGCTTGCCTACAGCGGCAAAGAATTTGCTTGGGTCTGCGCCGATTTCGACGAAGACCTTGCCCATCCGAATGCCTGACGCTGCTGCCATCTCGTTTCCTCGTCAGACGTACTTTTGCCAATCAGGACCTAGCAGCCGCTGGATCTCCTCGGGCGATGCCTGGCGTGCCTTGGCCTTCTTGGCGAATGGGTTGAGTTTTCCGGGGTCGGTTGCGGGGGCGTGCTTTGGTCGGTTGATGTTGGCGTTTTGGGCGAGCAGGTTGGCGGTGTGCCACCAATCCATCTCTAGGCGGCTGTCGCGGGCAATGAGGAGGTTTCGGAGGGTCCACTCTCCGGGGTGGCATCCGATGATTCCGGCAGCCTCGTAGATGGTGTGCCAGACTGTCCTAGCAGGGTCTCCACCGTCGCCGCTTCCAGACCCGCCTCCGCCTTGGCGAGCAGCTCGCCGGCCATCTCGTCCATCTTCGTGACGAGGAGCCCGACCATCCTGCGGAGGCGCTGCGGGAAAAAATCGACGAGCTCCTGCTCCAGGGCTTTCACCCCGGCGTCGAGGGCGTCGCCGCGGAGCCCGTCCAGAAACTGATCCTTTGTGATCTTCTTTTCATCGCACTGCCCACGGCAGATGGCGTAGAGCACCTCGCCGATCTTGCCGTACTGGCTGCGGAGCACCTCGAGGGTGCGGGAGATGTTGCCGGCGTCGATCAGGTCGAATGGCACTGTGCGTGTCTGCCGCCTCACGCTGCCGTCGGGCTGCTCGACGTCTTCTGGCACGTCGAGCGTGACGGTGCCACGCACACGATCGGCCGCCGCCACCGTCAGGGCGACCATCCATGGCCGCCCCTGGTCGTCACGAAACTCTCTCATGGAGCAATCACCCTTGTGCCTAGCCGCGTCATCTGGGCCTCCACCGTGAAGGTCGCCACACCGTCGATCCCAGCCGTCTCACTCGCACTCGTGACCACTGCCGGGAAGCTCCAGGCCCCCGCGCCGCCAGACACCGTGATCTCGGTGCCGGCGGTGATCATCGAATAGAGCGTGCCAAGATCGCTGGAATCGTTGAACTCAATGGCCACAGAGCCCGTGTACGAAATCGGATAGACGGCGGCTGTCCGCACGCCGTACTCGCCGATGTCGATGGTGTTCACGCTGTAGGAGAAGGTGGCGTTGCGGGCACTGGCGACATTGCCGCCGATGCTCACCGCAACGTCCTTCCCGAGCGTGATGGCCACGGATCAGGCTTCCCGTGCGGTGATCGTGAACGTCACGGCCCCGTCGATGCTGATGTTCTCCGTTACGCCCATCACCATGAATCCGGTGGCCCCCTGCGTCTCGAGCTGGGCGATCACGCCCGTGGCGTCGTGGCACTCAATCTCCCACGTCTTCGTCTTGAAGCCGGCCGCATTGACGCGGTAGCCGGGAGCGCCGGTCGCGCCGCCGTGGTTAGAGCGGTTGGTGATGTCGACGACTTCCTGCTCTTCGGTGTAGGTCGCCGAGATGATGCCGGAGCCAAACGGAGGAGACGTGCCGTCCTTGCCGAGAGAAATGGCCATGTGACTGTTCCTGTTTGCGAGTGGTCAGGTCTGCTCGGTCCGCGTGGCCGAGACGGTGTAGGTGCTGATGCCGTCGATGGGGTCGCTCTTGGCGACGCTGGTGACGACGTAGTCGACGCTCGCACCGGTGTCGGTGCCGGTCAGCGTGAACGTGTCGCCGGCATCGACGCCGGGATCGTCCACACACTCCAGTTCGCAGGTCTGCTCAATGAGCGCCTTGCGGAACCGGCGGCTGGTGTCGCCGAACTTGGTGACGTCGATTTCGGCTGCGGAGTTGGTGACGGTGCAGGATCGGGCGTTATTGACGCCGCCAATCGTGACGTCTTTCCCGAGCGTGACGGTGGGCATGAGAGGCTCCTCGTGGACGGTGGCCGCCCGTGGCGGCGATGCGTCCAAACTAGGAGCGAAAGCGGTCGGCCTAGAGGGGGTGTGGCACCGCTACGGACCCTTGATCTGGTCCTTGAACTGCGCTGGAATCTTGGCCAGCGACACCTTCAATCCCTTGGCCATGAAGCCGCGCGGCTTGATGGTCGTGTTGAACGAATACAGGCCGCTCTGCCGGTCGCGGGTGCCCTTGATCCGGGGCGGCACATTGGCGAGATAGCCGTAGACCTTCTTGCCGCGCGACCGCTTGGCGATCGGTACGAAATACCGCTTCGACGGGCCACCGAACTCCAGCAGCTGGTTGATCGCGGGTCGCTTGGCAGGCCCGACCACGACCGAGCCCGACTTGAAGTCGTAGTCGCTCTGCACGTCCTGCCGCAGGAAGCCCTTCGGATGGCGTGCCGTTTTCCAGCTGGTGACGCGGTCGCTCTTTGGCACCCGCTCGATTTGTGCAATCAGGTCGAACCCAAACCGCGTGCCGATCTTTACGTTGACCGGCCGCTTTCGCGGTGCCCGGTTGCTCATCTCCCGCTGCGTCTTGCCCTTGACCAAAAGGCCGACGTTCTTGAGGGCCTTGGCTCGGGCCTCGCCAACCTTCTGCCGGAGACGCTTTTCCTCCCATTTGAACTTGGTGCTCAGTTGCACCTTCCACCCGCCGGCACCATTGGGAACCAGAGAGCCGCGAGAAAGCAGGGAGCCGATGGATGCCATCACTCCTCCGGTAGCGTGTCGGCCTCGAAGACGATGTAGCGGGCCTCGATGACCGCCCGCCAGGCGTTGCGATCGTTCAAGGCGTCGTCGGGATTGAGCGTGATGCTGACGCTCTGCGGGCTGGTCACGCCCGCCGGCCACGTCACGCCGGCAAAGTCGTGTGCCCGAACATGAAGCAGCAAGGCGTCGGCCATGTCAAGCATCCCGTCGACTTCCTGATCGGTCTGCACGTGCCGCCCGATGAAGACGTTGACGAGATACTCAATCTGCGACACGCTGCGGCTGACCCGCGTGATCTCGGCGTTGCCTGGCACCACATAGATGACCGGGTTTTTCATGTCCTCGAGGTCGATCGTGACCCAGTTTTTTCGCTCAACCGTGGTATTGGCAATCGACCACGTGACGCCATCAAGCCCATCAGCGAGGGCGTCGGCGATGGTGCGGAGCTTGTTGCTCATGCGGCGACAGAGAGAATCCGCTCCATAGAGGCGACGTTGCCGGTCAGCCGCGGGTCGTCAGGGCATCGTGCCACGGCCTCGCGTGCCGCGTGGAGGGCCTCCGGCCGCTCGCCGAGTTCCCACAGGGCAACGGCCAGCAGATCCCACGCCTTCGTCTTGGCCGTCGGATCGCTCGCGTGCGTCATCGGAGCATTGGCAGCGATCGCCTTGCGGGCGTACTCAATGACCTTCCGCCAGTCCTTGCGGCAGTAGTGCACGAACGCCAACAGCTGCCACGCCTCGGGCTCGTCGGGCGATGCCTCGGCACCTTGCACTAGGAACGATTCGTCAGACCGTAGTCGCCATAGCGCCCGATATGCGTAGGCTTGCTCCGTCGGGTTGCCGCCGGGCAACTTGACGTATGTCAGGAAGGCGTCGGCCGCCTCGGGCAGGCCCGCGTAGTCCATCTCACGGGCCAGATACCAGTTGGCTCGGGCATCGTGCGGAGCCTCGCGGACCGCCACCCGCAGTAGTTCCAGGTCGGTCTTGTGCTTCTTGCCGGCGTCGCGGTGGTGGTGAATCTCCAGCCCCGGTGCCATGGCCTGCACGCGGTCGCCAGTCCAGCACACGAGGCCCTCGTGCGTCGGGGCAGACCAGCGGAACCCGTGGCGGGCGTGCACCCGGTCGCACAGGAACTCTAGCCCCGGCTTGCCGTCTTGCGTCCACGACCACACGTACCGATACCGCAGCTGGTTCACGTCGCCCGTCCATGCCGTCTCGACTGCCTGTCGCCAACCGGGCTGCAGCCGCTCGTCGAGATCGAGCCGGATGCACACGTCGACGTCTGGCGGCACGTGGTTGAGCGAGAGGTTGTGGGCGTCGTCCCACCGCCACGGCACGACGTAGCCGTTGCACACCGTTACACCCTGTTGCATGAGGATGCCTTGCGTGCCGTCGGTGCTCCCGGTATCGGTCACGATCCGCACGTCGGCGTCGGCGCAGGATTCCGCCCACTCGACGGCGTGCTTGGCTTCGTTCTTCGCCAGGGCGTAGACGGCGATCCTCATGTCAGCACCGCCGATTCCCGCAGGCCGTCATGGTGCCAGTCGACGCGGCGGTGACGCTCGCTAGCAAACTGCACCACCGCCCGCTTGACCTCGGGATTGCATGTGTCGTCTGCGAGGATGGTCTTGCAGCCGGCGACCAGCCGCAGATCCCGCAGGGCACCGGCAAACGAGTGGTCGCCGTCGACATGGGCGAAGTCCGCCGGGGGCAGGCTCTTGACCGCCGCCGTGTCCACGACGATCAGGCTGGCGTCGATGGCCCAGCGTTCGACCACGCTCTGCCAGTGGGCGAGGCAGTCGAACGAGTCAGCGTCCATCGCTCCGTCGAGGCAGAGATAGCGGGCGTCGGGGGCGGCGAGAGCGAACGAAACGAGCGAGTACCCGCAGCGGGTGCCGATCTCAATGACCCGCCGGGGGCGGACGTCGGCGCACACGCTGGCCTTGTGGAAGTAGTGGTTTTCGACCTGCTGATTGAGCGAAAACCAGTCGTGCGGACGCCAGGCGTCAGCGAGGGCTTTGCTCAGTTTCGCTCGGAAGGTCGATGCCATGCAGCATGATCTCAATGTCTGCGGCCGGCACCTCGACCAGCCACGCCTCGGCATCCCGCACGCCAAAGCTCATGACCACCGATTCACCGACCACCGCCAGCCCTGCGGCAAACTCGATCGCCCGTGGTTCTCGAAACGCGAACGGCCGCGAGATCCGCCGCAAGGCGAGGGCATTGTCGAACCAGCACAGGCGATGCTCGTAGGCCCTTTGGCCACCGATGCTCGCCACTTCGTGGATCACCGCGAGGTAGCCGCCATTGAATGCCACGCACTGCCCGCCACCGCGAAACTGCCTGGCGATGTGCGGAGCCGGCTGGCGACGGTGCATGAGATACGCACCCGGCAGCCGCGTGTCTGGATCGACCGTGACGGTGTGCCCGTCATGGCATACGGCATAGAGCCAGCCGCCGTGGTGGGAATTTCCCACTATGGGCATCCAGTTCTTTTCATGCTCCTGCACCGAAAGGCTGTCGAGCACGACGAGATTGGAGAGCGTGGCCGTGTCGAGGTCGAGGTCGGCCGTGGCGATCCGGCAGCGGCCATCGAAGGGCGACGCATTGCGGATTGTTGCCGACACGCCTGTACCATTTTTGGTATGCCGCAGCCGGCAGTCCTCGAGGCCAGTGACCGGGTAGTCGGTGGTCGGGTAGTCGGGCAGCCGGATGCCACGGCAGTCGGCCACGGCCAGGTCGGCGTCGAACCGCACGAGCAGGTTGTCGGTGCGGATCGTGTTCCCGTCAGCCTCTGGCATCACGTAGCGGCCGTCGACGATCTTGTAGTTGGACGACCGCACGATGCCGTAGAGCGTGCCATGCACGACCAGCAGGGTCGGATTGAACAGCGACCAGCCCTCGTGGGCGGGCTCGACGTCGATGCGACGGAACCGGCAGCGGGCCAACTCATCCAGCGGCGTCTGATACCAGAGGCGGTTTGTTCGCGTCTGCATCTCCACCTCCCATGACAGCGGCTCGGAAAGCAACCGCTCGCAGGCGCGGCGGCCTGCGTCAAGCTCGCCGCAGTAGTAGGCGTGGATGGCGAGGGCCGTGAGATGCTCTGTCGTCGTCATGACAACAGGAACGCTACCACCCCTGGCAAGCCTGCCGGCGTCGCTCCTGTTGGCCCGGTAGCGCCCTGAGCGCCCGTTGGGCCAGTGACCGTCGACGCTGCACCTGCCGGCCCTGTCACGCTTGCGCCGGTCGGCCCAGTTGGCCCGACTTCGCCAGTAGGTCCGCCAGCTGGGCCGGTTGGCCCAGTGGCTCCGTTGCTGCCAACGAATCCATCCTCACCCTTTGGGCCGGTTGGCCCAGTAGGCCCGCCGGATGGGCCAGTCACGCCTGCCGCGCCGGTCGGCCCAGTAGCACCAGGGATGCCGCTGCCGACAAGCTCCCACGCCTCACCGTTCCAGCGGTAGGTGCGGCCGCCTGTGGTGGTTTCTTGGTTGAGCGACGGGGTTGATGGGAATGAGAGCGCCATTACGTCACCGCCTGTTGGATAATTGCGATAGAGTTGTAGCCGCCAGCGTCAGCAGCAATCCATTCACCCGTGCCGGAAATCTGGGTTGGTGAGTTTCTGTTTGTGGTGGTTCCATCGCCCAGCTGGCCGTTGGTGTTTTGGCCAAACGCAAACAGTTTTTTGTCGTTTGTGATCGCCATTGAGTGGTAGCCGCCTGCACTAATCAACACCCAGTCGCTTGTGCCAATTTGAGTAGGGCTCAAAATAGTGGTTGCCGTGCTGCCTGTCACTTGGCCGTACACGTTATTTCCCCAGCCAAACAACTTTGCGTCGCTGCGGATGGCAAGTGAGTGGAATTTGCCAGCGCTCACCGCCAGCCAGTCGCTTGTGCCGATCTGTACTGGAGAAGTTCTGAGCGTGGTAGTGCCGTCGCCAAGTTGGCCGTAGGAGTTGTCGCCAAACGCGAAAAGCTTTCCGTCGCTGCGGATGGCAAGTGAGTGGAAGTTGCCAGCGCTTACCGCCAACCAATTGCTTGTGCCAATTTGCGCAGGGCTTGAGATAGTGTTTTCCATACTGCCTGACACTTGGCCGTAGTTGTTGGCGCCCCAGCCAAACAACTTTCCGTCGCTGCGGATGGCAAGTGAGTGGAATCCGCCAGCGCTCACCGCCAGCCAGTCGCTTGTGCCGATCTGTACTGGAGATGTGCGATAAGTCGTCGTCCCATCTCCAACCTGGCCGTAGGTATTGTCGCCAAACGCGAAAAGCTTTCCGTCGCTGCGGATGGCAAGCAAGTGGTATTCGCCTCCGCTTGTCGCAAGCCAGTTGTCTGTACCGATCTGCGCTGGAGATGTGCTGTTGACGTTGTATCCCCACGCATAAAGCTTCGTAAGCAGGCGGCGAGAAACAATCCCCACCTTGCCCCTCATGACGCCACGTCTCCAACCAGCAGCCATGTGTTGCCGGCGTAGAGAATGCACGTGCCGCTTGAGAATTTGGCACGCAACTTCTGCCCTGGCGTTGCATTGATCGTCACGCCAGTCGCGCCGGTGACCGTTACTGCGGCGTCACCTAGACGGGCGACGTCAACGTGCGTGCCAGTCGGAAACGACACGCTGCTGCTGTTGGGGATCGTGACCGTCAGCGTGCCTGTGCTCGCATTCATCGTGACGAGCTTGCCTGCGTCTCCAAGCACAAGCGTATAGCTGGACGTTTGAGCGTTGATTTCTTGGGCGTCGTCAAATCCGACGGCGCTGCCAGTTGGCCCGGTGGAACCATTACTGCCAGCCGGGCCAGTAGGGCCAACTTCGCCAGTAGGCCCGCCAGCCGGGCCAGTGGCTCCAATGCCTCCAGTTGGCCCAGTGCTGCCGACTGCGCCTGTTGGCCCGGTAACGCCTGGTCCTGTCGCGCCCGTGACGCCTGGCTCGCCCTGCACGCCAATCTCAATCCACACGCCGGCGTACCGCAGGAAGTACCGCCCCGTGTCTGTATCAAGCCACACGGCACCATTGAGGATCGGTGTCGGCGCTGTGCCGGTCGCGTAATACTCGGCGACGCCAGTGCTGCCAGTTGGGCCGGTTGGCCCAGTGGCACCTGCGCCAGTGGCACCCGTGATTCCGACTGCACCCGTCGGCCCAGTAGCGCCGACAGGACCTGTCGGCCCTCCGGCAGGGCCGGTAGCTCCGATGTTTCCGGTCGGCCCAGTGCTGCCAGTGCTGCCAGTGGGTCCGGTCACCACTGATTGCGGCCCGGTGCTGCCCGTCGGCCCAGATGGTCCGGTCGGCCCGGTGACCCTCGGCCCCGTGGCTCCGGTGCTGCCTGTGGGGCCGGTCACCATGGACTGCGGCCCCGTCACGCCCTGTGAGCCGGTCGGCCCCGTCGGGCCTTGGCTCAGATCGACAGGCGGCGTCGGCCAGCCGCTGATCGTCTTCGGCCCGTAGAGCGCCGAGTTGGCGGTGTCGATATACAAATCACCGACGTTGCCGAGCGCACCCGTCGGGGCTCCACTGCCGGCGAGAACGGGCGAACCACCAGACGGCAGCGAATAAAACGGCATGGCGACCTCGTGCCGGATTGTGCGGCACTTTCAGCCGCTCACCGCAGGGGGTGTGGCCTAGTCCTCGAGCAGCTCGTGAGGAATCAGGCCGCGGATTTCTTCCGCCAACGCACGCTCCGCAGGCGTCGGGTCGCCGTGCTTCAGGAGCGAGCGACAGCGCTGGTCGATGTGCCAGAGCGTCGACTTCGCCTCGCTGCCCTGGATGGCGGCCCGGTGTTCGGCGTCCTCGTCAGGCAGCGTGAATCGGAGCGTAGCGACTGGCATGGTTCACCCCGCCGAGATCCACACAATCAACGCCCTATACGCCCACACGCCAACAATCGCCGCCGACGCCCCGGCGGGGATGGCGGCGAGAACGAGGCCGGCGGCGAAGGCGTTGTTCGTCATGCGTCGGGGAAGGCGGCGGTGGGGACGGTGATGGTGGAGCCGGTGTAGCCGCGCGCGGAGCCGACGGTCAGCCGAACATCGTCTAGGTAGATGTTGCTGTCGTATGTTCCAGTGCCGTCGCCTCCTAGCCGTATTTCGCCAGAGAACGAAGTGGAGTTACTGGGGCTGCCGTCTGTTACATGCGCGCCGTCTATATACATCCTGACGGCTCCACTAGACCGCACCAGCGCGACGTGATACCAAGTATCCGCCGCCCAGTTGAATGAACCAGTTGCGTACTCGGCCACGCCAGTAAGACCAAACCGCAGGCCCGTCCGGTTTTCTTTTGTTGTCAAAAAGAACTGCGTATTTGCAGAACTCCCCAAAGAAATAGCGCTGTAGGCTTTCGATACATCCCCGTTCCATCTCAGCCAGCATTCAAAAACGAAGTCCCCGGATAGCGTCACTGACGGAACGCTGATGTAGTCGCCGCTGCCGTCGAAGTAAGCGCTCTTTCCACCCCACTTCGACTGCGCCGTGGACTGCGTAGCGTTGCCGTTTGCCGTGATCGTCTTCGGCGTCGGCGACGAATCGACAAACGTCGACCCCGTGCCGTCGGCGTGGAGGAGTAGGGAAACGCTAGAGAAGAAGGGGTCGGGCACGACAGCGCCAAGCCACGCGGAAGCCCGTAGCTGCCGCTCCGCTGTCCGCAAGTCCCAGATGCCACTGGCAACTGTAGACGACGGCCCAGTTGGTCGCGGCCCGATATAGGAGCCATTGGCTCGCAGGCTCATCACGAAATCTCCAGATAGGAGCAGACCACCTCGATGTCATCACTGGCCGACGGCGTCACCACGATGCTGCGATCTTCCTCCAGCCAGATCGGTGCGTTCTTGTCGACGACGATCACGGTGGCGTCCGCAGGCACCGTGACCGTTGAGCAGATCGCACGACCGGTGCCGCCGCCATCGTCTTCGCTGTGAATCTTGAACGTGACGTCAACCGCAGACGAGCCATCGACGTTGGCCGCGTAGAGCGACACGATCTGCATTGCCTTGCCACTGCTGGCGGCGTTTGACAGCACCACGGTGCCAGTGGAGCCCGTGACGCTGGAGAGGTAGGCCGTTTTGGCCGTGATGGTGGTCGGTCCGACGATGTTGGGGGCTGCCATGGTTTCTCACCTATCCGAAAACAAGGGTCGCCGCCACGGGCGACATGCCCGATGTGCCAGCGGGGCCGGTCGGCCCTGTGATCGAAGCTCCTGTCGGGCCAGTGGCACCCGGCTCGCCGGATTGTCCTGCCGCACCTGACGGTCCAGTAGGCCCCGTGGCACCGGGATCGCCAGACGCACCAGCGGTGCCCTGCAATCCTTGCGGCCCGGTAGGGCCAGTAGCGCCGACGTCGCCAGCCGATCCGGCCACGCCTTGCACGCCCTGAGCGCCTGTCGGCCCAGTGCTGCCAGCGTCGCCTTGCGGCCCCGTGGCGCCGACTTCGCCAGACGCGCCGGTTGGCCCTGTGGCTCCTGCCGATCCAGCACTGCCTTGCTCGCCTTTGGCTCCGGTTGGCCCAGTAGCACCAGGCTCACCTTGAGAGCCAGCGGCACCGACGGCACCCGTGGCACCAGTCGGCCCAGCGCTTCCGGCATCGCCTTGAACGCCCTGCGATCCGGCGACGCCTTGCGGGCCTGTCGGCCCAACGTCACCGGACGCACCAGTGGGGCCAGTGCTGCCGACGCCAGCCGCACCAGTCGGCCCGGTAGCGCCGACACTGCCAGCGGCTCCTGCCGCCCCGGTCGGTCCCGTACTGCCGATGCCGGCCTCGCCCTGCGGTCCCGTGGCACCAACGCTGCCGGCCGCGCCTGTTGGCCCAGTGACGGTAGACGCTGCGCCCTGCGGGCCGGTTGCCCCGGTCGCGCCCACGCTTCCGGCCGGGCCGGTCGGCCCCGGCACAGTGGACGCCGCACCAGCGGGGCCGGTGATCGAGGCACCCGTCGGCCCGGTGGCACCGGCCACGCCAGCAGCGCCAGCCGGCCCCGTGGCACCGACGCCAGTGGCACCCGTCGGGCCAGCCACGCCGCCGGCCTGGAAGTAGGCACCGATCTGGGCAACCGTGACCCGCTTCGTGGCCGACGCGCTCGACAGGATGAGCATGTCGGCACCGGTTACTCCGGTCACCGCGGGCAGCTGGTCGACTCGCTTCTGGGTGGGCATCGTGACTCCTACGCCGTGAGTGGCACCACGATCTCGTCACCCTGCTCCGTCACGATGTACGTGACGTCGCGGTCAATCTGCTTCGTATGGATGCGGCAGATAGCTTGGAAAGCATCGCCGTAGTGGAAGAGCGGCACGCCTCGAGGAGACGCCACCTCGTAGAACGTCGCCACGCCGCCGATCTCCTCCACGATGATGTCGCCACGCTGCGGCTCGCCGTAGGGCAGTTCGTCGGTCTTCACCAGATAGTCGCGGCTCTCCCATCGCTCGATCACGCCGCTGGAGTCGGCCGATTCAAACGTCGACTTGCCGACCGTGGCGATGAACTGGGCCGTATTGGCACCACGCTTGTACGCACAGGTCGTGCTGGCCGCCGCCTTGAGTTGGTCGGCGAGCCACGCGGCACCGGTGCGAAGCATGTCTGCCATGGGTCACCTGAGAGGCACCGGCAACGCCCCCGCGGCGCGTGAAAGGGTGAAAACGCGCCAGCGGGGGGTTGCGGTGTGGGCGAACTACTTGTTGAGGATGACGTGCACGCTCGTGTCGTCGGTCAAGCGGGCCTTCGCCAGCTTGCCGGCCGCCACGCCCGTCGAGGCATGAGCCACGCCGGAGGTCGCGTACCAGTTGATCGCCGAGCCCTGGGCACCGGTCGCACCGGTCGCACACGGCAGCGAGAACACGCCATCGACAGCCAGCGAGCCGAGCTTGTTGGCGGCAATCGCCACCGGAGCCACGCCCACGAGCGAGCCGATCACGACCACGTCGCCGGCAGAGACGGCGGCAGCGGGCGTGTATTCGAGCACGTCGCCCTTCGCAACATAAGAAGCCATTTGGATCACCTCGTTTCTGGAAAGTGGAAAGTGGAAGAAATCCCGGCGGGCCGGAAATGGTCCCGGCCCGCCGGGTCAAGATCACGACACGTCGGCCTTCACGCCCGCGAGGTACTCGGCCTTGGCCACGCCAAAGTCGAAGTAGCCACGCATCTGCACGCCGAGCGTGTTGAAGTCGGCTTCCGCCGTCTCCACGATCGGGCTCTGAACGCCGTTGAGGAACGCCACCTCCATGACCGGCAGATCGGCCGGGCTGGCGAGGAGGTAGTAGTCGTCGGTGTTGGTCAGGTAGGTCGAAGCGACCACCTGATACCGACCGGCCATCACGTTCCGCTCCGGCTGGCCGCCAGTCGCACCGCTCTGGATCAGGGCAGAGCCCATGATCTCGGCAGCGGCGAGCTCCTGGTCGACCGGCACGAGAAGAATCCGCGGCTCCACGGCGACCGGGTTGCCATCGGGATCCTTCAGCTTCCGGAACATCGTGGCGATGTTCTTGAGGTTGCTGATGGACAGGGCACCGGCGGTGGTCTTCTTGTTGCCACGGGCCGTGGTAAAGAAGCTGGCGTCGTCCTGGAACGCAGCCCAGAAGACGTCATTGAGCTTGAGGGCACCGCCGCGGCCGATCCGCTGCGGCACCGCCGTCAGGGCACCCAGGTCATCATTGATGAGGTCGGTGCGGGTGACCGACGTCATGATGCCGTAGGTGTCCGCCGAGATCGTGCGGCTTTCGTCGCTCGCTCCGGCGTTCTTGAGCTCGCCGCCATTGGTAACCTGCTCAAACTTGAAGCCGCCGTTGAGCCGGTAGCTCGTCAGCGTCTTGAAGTCGTTGACCGAACGCACCGAGGAGATCGACCGCCACGCCGACTCGACCGACGTGAAGCCGGAGAGCAGGAACTTGTTGACCGTCGAGCTCAGGATGCCCGAGATCGAGTGGGTCGCCCACGCGGCAGCCAGAATCGGCCGCAGGGTGGAAGCGGTCAGACGACGCGGGCCGTCGTAGCCGTTGGCCGCAGCGGCCTGCACGAGCACCTCGCCCAGCGACAACTCGCGGCGAGCCTTGTGAGCCGCCTCAAGCGTCTTGGCGTCGTAGTGCTTCTCGACATTGGCCAGACCGCCCTGCAGGGCAAAGCTGGCCTCGATCACCTCGGGGGTGACCACCGCCGGCGTGGCGACATGGACCGCGGGGGCCGCAGGCCGCTCGTCACGGGTAGCGTTGAGCTTTTCCATCTTGGAAACCTTCTCGTTGAGGGCTTCGATCTGGGCCTTGAGAGCCGCGCTCTCGTCACTGGCTTCGACCTTCTCGGGCACCACGGCGACCTCCGCCGCGGCTTCCACGACCGGGGTCTCGACGACCTCGTCCGCGGGCTTGGGATTGGCGGATTCCGCCATGGGTTGCTCCTCTGCCACCTCTTCGGCGGCGATTGAGACGGCCGTGCTGCGATCGGCCCCGAGCGTGACGAAAGAGGTCTCCCGCAGCGTGGAGGCCCGTACGACTCGGACAGGCCCGACAAGGGCTTGCCCGTTTGCTGTGGTGGCTTGGTCTTCACCAAACCGGATGTGCCGCCCGACGTCGGCACCGACGCTCGCCTGCCACTGGTAGCCAGCGGCCGACAGGGCGAGCACCTGGCGTGCGGTGTCGTTGTCGGCGAGGATCTCGCCCTCGACGATCAACTGCCCGCCCTGCACGCTTGGCGTGCCTTGCCCGAGGATCGACCCGAGCGAGTAGTCGTGCCCCATCACAATCGGGATGGTGCTGGGCAGCGTCATGCCGGCCATGTCGATCACGACCGGCTCACGGCTCCACGCCTGCTTAATGGGCGCTCCCGTGTAGGCGACGATCCGAAACTTCTTCGGCCCGCCTGCGGCCTCGCCATCGGCAGCCTGCAGAAACGTGACGTCGGTGCTGAGTTTGATGTTGCTCATGCTTTTCTCCCGAACTCAATGAGTCCTTCGATTTCGTCTTCGTCCGAAAAGTCCCACGTCATCGCTGCGACTCCTGCGGCGATGCGTCTTCGTCTTCCATCACGCCGCCGTAATTCACTTCCGGCGTGAAGTCGACGAAGAGGCCAAGCTCCTTCTGGAGGGCGACCTCGGCGGCACGCTGCCGCAGTTCGACGTCCCACCGCTTGCCCTGGCGGGCGTACTCAGCAGCCAGCGTGGTCGTGTGCGTTCGCAGCCGCGTCTCGGCGGCGTTGGCTTCCTTGGCCGGGTCGACGTGGTCTTTGCCGTCCCAGACCCAGCCCCAATTCCATTCGGAGAAGGGCGGCAGACTGGCAGGCAGGATGCCGGCCAGCGTGGCCTCGTTGACCCACGCGGCCAGCACGCGGTCAAGCATCGTCCGCTCAAGCTGGTCGCGTTCGACCCGCTGATTCATCGCGTGGACCTGATGATCCATGCGGCCGGAGGCGTAGTTGTAGGACGACGAATCGAGGGCGGCGACGTTGTAGGGCAGCTGCAGGCAGCGTGCGATTTCGTTGAGGATGCACCGCACGAACGACGGGTACTGCGTCGTCGGCTGCTCCGCCTTCAGTTGGCTGATGTCCCAGCCCTCGGGCAGCGTGGTCAGCGTCCGCTTGCTGATCTCGAGGGCCGCGAAGGCGTCGACCTCGTCAACCTCGGCCGCTGGCGAGTTGCTGTGAATGAACGCCGCGAGATCCGCAGCCGTCTCGGCCGCCGCGATGACGGCTTCCGTGTACCGCCGCAGCTGGCCGAAGAGCTTCAGAGCCGGGGCCACCTCGGGAACGCCGCGATGCTGGCCAGGGCGTGACGCCTTGAACCAGTGCACCATCTGACTGGCCGGCACCCGCTGAAACTCCAGCGTGTTGACCCTGAAGTTGCTGCCGGGGTGGTAGTTCAGCACCTGATAGGCGACCACGTTGCCGACGGCGTCGAACTCCATGCCATCGACAGTGTTGCCCTCGGGCGTGATCGACTGGCTCATCAACTCGGTCGGCGTGGCCACCATCTCGGCCTCGACAAGCCGCAGATCGAGTTGCACGCCGTCCAGCCGCGGGTTGCTGATCATCAAGGCGAAGGCTTCGCCATCGGTGACCAAGGCTTCCCGCATCGTCCGCAGCTTGGCAGGCAGATCGACAAGCCAGCCCCAGTCGAAGAACAGCCGCTCCACCTGCCGGGCGGCATCGTCGTCGCCGATGTCGAGTTGCAGCCGCGGCCCGGTGCCGATCAGGTCGTTGGCGAGCGTGGCCGAAATGCCGGCGAGGTAGGAGTTGTTCGCACGCTCGTACCGCGCCCGGTTCCGCATGGTGCGCCGCACCATCGGCGACAGGGCGGCATCGGCGGCGAAGGCGTCGGCGTTGCTCCAGTGCTTGTAGTCGTCGCCACGCTCGGCGGCGTCGTACTTGGCACGGACCACCGGCACCACCGCAGGGCGTGGCGTCTGCCGGCCTCGGAAAAGGTCGAGGAATGCCACCTAGATCGTCCCTGGCGGGATCAGCCGATTGAAACGCAGGCCGCGGTGCTTGTTGGTGCTCGACGCCGCAGCCTTGGCGGCGAGGTACTTGTCGGCCTCGATCTGCTCGCGCAGGTCGTGGGCCTCGACTTCACCAGCGTCGGTGCGCACCCGCTTCGGTTGCTGGGCCGCGTTCTTGAGGGCGTCAGAGACTTCGTCGCTCATGGAAGCGACGGTAGGGCAGGATGCCCTAGAGACCGCAGGGGGTGTGGCGGGTCACTTGGCGGCCAATGCCAGCCCGACGTTGGCTAGTGCGTAGCCAAACCACGCGATGGCCATGGGCGAACCCTTCCACGCTTGGTCGGCGGCCACCCACAGGTAGATCACGCCGACGAAGAGGATGAGCGGCGTGCTCATGCGAGCCTCTCCAGCAGCGAGCGTAGCGTGGCGTCCACGGCATCCGGGCCGCCAGTGCCAACGTAATAGGCGACCGCCTCTCGCTCCTCGGCGGTGAGTCGCAGTCTGCCGATCTCCTTGCTTGCCGCCTCCGCAGACTCGCAAGCCGCCTTCCAGTCTGCGGCTTTTTCAGACGCGCAGTCCGCTGCCGCGAGTCGCAGGCTTTCGATCTCGTCGGCGGCCTTCCGCATCCACTCGGACTCCGCTGGCATGGACGGACGCGCCAGAAACCGGAGGAAAGTCGGGATATCGCACTCCACAGTATTCGTCTGCATCGGCGGCTCCTCCTTGGGTTCCATCGCTTCAATGATACGGCGTTTGTAGTAGCCCATCCGACTCTCCATTCGCTCAGTAGCGTCACTGCAGCCGCTTCAGCAACGCCCTGAGCGGCATGGCCGCATCGTCCTCGTTCAAAGTGCAGAGCGCGTCGATACCGGCTTGGATCGCCTCCCGCTCCGCGTCGGTGAGCCGCAGTCGTTCGATCTCCGCAGCCTGCTCGTCCAGTTCATCCAGCGGATCGCCGTTCATCTTTGTCTTTACCTGATTTCAGTAGCGTCACTTCATCCTCTCCAG